ACTCCGCTTCCCTGCCTCTTCACCTTTACAAGGTGCGCAAATCAGGAGGGAAGGACAAAGCAACGGCTGATGATCGTTATTTTCTGATGCACGACAAGCCAAACGCCGAAATGACAGCGATGAGTTTCCGGGAAGCATACACTGCGCACCTTTTGAGTTGGGGAAACGGATATGCGGAGATCGAAAAGACCGGCGGGCGTCTTAATAAGACTGTCGCTATCTGGCCCATCACTCCAAACCGCGTCACGGTAAAGCGGAACGATAAAAGAAAGATCATTTACGGTGTGACAATGGCCGGAACGGGGCTGCAAAACGTAGTTTTACCGAAAGAAAAGGTTCTGCACACTCCCGGCCTGAGCTTCAACGGGCTTATTGGTTATTCCCCAATAGGCGCAGCCCGTGAAGCTATCGGCCTCGGAAAGACCCTTGAAGAATACGGATCGACTTATTTTGAAAACGGCATCCATCCGTCTTTCATCATTTCCTCGAAATTCCCTATTGCTGACACGAAATCACGCAGGGAAGCCATAGAAGAGGTACACGCCGGACTCGGCAAGGCCCATAGGGTCCTTTTTATCGAAGAGGCCGAGAAAGTTGAACGGCTAGGCATCCCGAATGACGAGGCGCAGTTCCTTGAAAGCCGGAAATTCACCAATGTTGACATCGGAACCCGCATTTTTCGCCTGCATCCCCATATGTATGGTGAATTTGACAAAGCGGTGGGGTTCAACTCCGCTGAGCAATTTGCCATTGATTACGTCACGAAAACTCTCCGGGCTTTGCTTGTCCGCCTGGAGCAATCCTACAACATGGCCCTTCTGGACCCCTCAGAATATGGGCAATATTTTTTCAAGCATAACATGGAAGGACTTTTAAGGGGTGATGCCAAGTCGAGAAGTGAGGCTCTTCAGATTCAGCGCCGCAACGGGGTTCTCAATGCCAATGAATGGAATGAAATTGAGGATCGAAACCCGCTCGAAGGCGATCAGGGCAAGAAATACATCGTGGAAAAGAACATGGTTGACCTCAATGATTTGGGAGCAGTGGCGAATGAACCATATCAGCCGAATGGAGCAGTAAAAGAGTGAAGCAAAAATACGGAAAAGCAACCAAGCCGGAACACGAAACCAGGAAGCGCGATAGCCAAAAGGTGAAAAGCGATGAACGAAAAAAGAGAAAATAAAATTGAGCGCCGCAATTTCACGGCAACCGAACTCAGGGCCATCGAAGGAGAAAACGGACTCCGCCACATCACCGGATATGCAGCCGTATTCAATCGCGTTTCTGAAGACCTTGGCTGGTTCAAGGAAAAGATAGAGCCGGGAGCCTTCAAAGATTCTATCGCCATCGATGATATCCGGGCGCTCTGGAATCATGACTCAAATTACATTCTCGGACGCAATAAAAGTGGTACCCTTTCTCTTTCTGAAGATGAGCGCGGCTTGAAAATAGACATTATCCCCCCTGATGCACAGTGGGCGCGGGACCTGATGACTTCCATTGATCGGGGCGACGTTGATCAAATGTCTTTCGGTTTTCAAACAATTTCCGACAGGTGGGAAATGATCGATGAAGTCGAGATCCGGACCTTGATTAAAGTCAGGCTGTTCGATGTCTCGCCTGTAGTTTTCCCGGCTTATCCCGATACCGAAGTTGGCCTTCGGTCCCTCGAAGAATATAGAAAAGCATCAAATAGCGACGCAGATGAAGCAGAAGGCGCGGACAACCTAAGCCTCCTGGAAGAAGAAGATCAATTATTTCAATTAATAAATTCGTAGGAGGTTAAGGACATGAACCCTTACCAAGCGAGAATGGATGCGGCTTTCAAGGAAATGGAAGCGATCCGGAAAAAAGCGGAGGAGGAGAAACGAAAACTTACCTCCGAAGAAATGGACAGAAGGGCGGCTTTGAAGGCTGAAATCGAACAGGCAAAGCGCGAATGGGATGATTTCAAGGCCGAAGAGGAGCTTCGCGCAGAACTATACGGGACTGGCGGCAACGCTCTCACCATCGAAGGCGCGGGAAACATTGAAATTCCCGATCAGCCGATTTACCGGGGATCTTCGGCAACGATGCTTGGTGCTCAGCTTGCCGATATTCGGAAGATTTCCGACCCGAAATATAGCGGCGAGGAAGTCAGGGAGGCAAGGGGCCGCCTTGAGAAGAACCAGAAACGCTATGTTGAACGGCTTACCGCTCTTGCGGAGAAAGAAACCCGTGCAGCGGCAACCGGCGGCATGACAATCGCCGTACCCGCTGATGGCGGAATGTTCCTTCAGGGGGAAACGATAGCCGATCTTATGACCAACGGCTTCAATAACTCGGAAATCCTTCCCAGGACGGCAAAAAGAACCCTTACCGCGACACAGTTCATCGAAGTGATCGGAATTGATGAAAAGTCACGCAAGGATGGTTCACGCGGCGGCGGAATCCGGGTTTATACCGATAAGGAGCTTGGTTCTGTTGATCCTTCCAAGACGCAGTTACGGAAATTCCGCGTTGAGCCGAAGAAGTTGACCGGGCTTTTCTATGCCTCGGAAGAATGGGAACGTAATGTAACATTTATGGGTCAGGAAGTGCGCACCCTATTCGGGGAAGAGTTTGCCTTTAAGTGTCAATACCACTTAATCGATGGGACTGGCGTTGGCGAGGGTCTTGGGATTAAAAAATCAAACTGTCTCGTGACTGTTCCGAAAGAAACGGGGCAGGCAGCCGGAACAATCCTTTCCCGCAACCTATCCAATATGTGGGCCAGATACAGCGGCATGACGCGCAACGCTGCATGGTTTATCAACCGTGATTGCGGTCCTCAGCTTGACGAGCTTTCCATTCCGTCGGGTACGGCGGCGCTTGAACCCCGCTTCGTCACTTACGATGCTCAGGGAATCCTGCGGATCAAGGGCGCTCCGGTAATCGAGATCGAACAGTGCGAAACCTTAGGCACGGTGGGGGATATCATCCTTGCCGATTGGAGTCAGTGCGTCACCGCCGATCAGGGCGACATCAACGAAGCAATGAGTATTCACGTAAACTTCATTTACGGTCAAAACACGTACCGCTTCACGTACTATTTCGACTGTCAACCTCGTTGGTCTTCTGCGGTTATCCCGTTCAAAGGCGGGAATACCATAAGCCCGTTTGTTGTCCTGGCTTCCAGAGCGTAACCAAAACTAAAACAAGCCGGGGCTTCGGTCCCGGACTCCATAAGGAGGGAAACAACATGCAGCACATTAACGATGATTTCGTGGTGGTCCCTATGACCTTCCCGACTGTTGATCAGACAAGCACTATATCGTCTGACATTTTAAGCCTCAAGAATTATGGACACGCCGACATCATAATTCAGGTTGGTCCGATTGGTAAGGCGGCGGCTGTAACGCTTAATAAAAGCGCAGCAGTAGCAGCGGCAACCGAAGCCCTTGCCTTTTCTCGTTACCTATCCACGGGGTTTGTCCTGGAATATGACGGCGCTTCCGTTGATACCCCGGCAGCGGCAGGAGAAACAGTAACTGGTGCCGGCAGCGGTGTCGGGTATGTTTATAAAGACCTCGGCGGCAAGCTGATTTGTTACGCCTTTAACGGAACTACCTTTGTGGACAATGAAGTCCTGACTTTCTCCGGCGGCAAGACAGCCGTTGCGAATGGTATCCAAAAAAATGAGGACATCATGGTCCCCCGCGATGCATCCAGCAATACCTTTAACCTCACCGCCGTTGCCAGTAAGCAATATTGTATCCCCATTGACGGCTCTGATTTGGGTGATGGTTATGATTGCCTCCAAGTAGAAATTGCCGATTGCGACACGGCAACTCATGTCTCTATTTTTGCGATCCTGAGTGAGCCTCGTTATGTCGGAGCAGTCCCGGAAACAGCCCTTTACGATTAATCTGATCGGGGCCTGAAATATGGCCCCTTAAATCGGGGAACCGCTCCGATAACCGAAAAGGTACGGATAGAGGGAAAAGAGCATGCCAGTTGCAAACGTACAGTCAAGATGGGTCGATGGGAACCTTGTATTCTACGACAAATCCGGGAACATCATCGTCACCTTTGATGGAACCAATAGAAAATTAATATTCCCTTCAGGCAGTGAAATTGAAATTCAGTCAGGCGGGATAATAAACCTTGAAAGCCTAACCAACGGTGCCCCCGGCGCTGGCATTTCCGGCG